GCTGCCGGTGTTGGTCCTGGTCTTTGTCGATGGAATCGCCCGAAATTGTTACAGGGAGAAAAGAAAAAGACCAAAAGAAAAACATGTCACACTTTTAACAAAAAGAAGGCAAAAGCCCTAGAAAACGCCCAAATTTTCAAGCAATCGCAGAAAATAGCCATTGCCGATTATATACATTATGTAAACTAAACGTATTTTCTAGTGCTATTCTGTGCAGGTGCTCGTGTGTCTGGAGGGAATCGACCCAGAAAAAAGGGGGAGGGCCTACCGGGTACACCTTGAAATCGGGGCAAGGGGGCGGGGAAAAGACACTATATACCCCCCGCGCACTGAATCCCTCCACCAATCCATAAATACCCCCCCCACCCCCTCCCACCCCTACTTTGGAAATATTAAGGCCGTAGGAGTCCCGAAAGGGGACCCTAGTGAATTTAATTCCTGGAGGAAGATATGGGAGTAACGCAGCCTAGAAGGTATGTACCTACGATAGAGATGGTTGAACTATGGCGTTCTGCGTATGAGAACGTGGAGAGTTCGAGCAATCCTTACAGTGTGAGGATGGACAAGTATTTGAAGCCACATGGATTCGGGGTACATGACATCAAGACGCGCTTGGGGCTTATCAGGAGCAAGCGTGACAAGGAGAGGACGCAGGACGAGATAGACCTGTTGAACCTTGACGAGGAACTGAAGTTCATCAGTGAGCAGGGTTTGTACGACAAGTGTACGGAGACCACGCAGGGCAGCATCTTCCTCCTTGAGAGCAAGTTCGGGTATAGGAAGAACGCGGATGTGAACGTGAACATCGACCCGCAGCAGGTGAAGAAGGTCATCCGCTGGGGCGAGGAGGAGCCTACGGGAGAAGTGAAGGTGGAGTCCGGGGAAGAGGTGGCGAAGAAGGCCGCGGAGGGCTAGACCTTGGGAGAGGTTCTCGACGTACTGCAATACACCAGCCCGAAGTTCAAGGTGCTTTACCCGGAATATTCGGTTGGAAAGAAGTATTTGGTGTTCAAGGGCGGACGTGCTTCAACAAAGTCGTGGAGCATAGCCCGAGCACTTATCGACCATGCGTGTACGTATGACGGGCTCCGGGTGGTGTGTGGACGTGAGATCATGAAGTCCATCGCGGATTCCTCAAAGAAATTGCTTGAGGATACGATAGAGCGTGCGGGCAAGTGGAGCGAGTTCAAGAGCACCGCAGGGTACATAGAGAACCGCCGTACTGGAGCCAGGTTCACCTTCATGGGCTTGAGGGACAATCCCGATTCAGTCAAGGGCCTTGAGGGTACGGACATATTCTGGGGTGACGAGGCGGACTCCTTTAGCCAGGAGAGCCTGGACCTGCTTTGTCCGACCATGAGAAAGAAGGGCTGCAAGGTCATATTCAGTTACAACCCGCAACTACCGACAACGCCGATAGAGCGATTGCAGCATGACAAGGCTGATAGGACCATAAGTGTTTTCATCAACTACCTGGAAGTGCTGAAGTATTTGCCGCCGGAGGTAGTGCAGGAGGCCGAGGAATGCCGCGAGCGTGAGCCCGACAAGTACCGGTGGATATGGCTTGGCGAATACCGCAGCCAGTCGCAGAGAACGTTTATTCCGCTCAAGTACGTAACCGACGCGTGGAACCGCCCTGCGCAGCGCAGCGACGACGGCGTAGTGGCTGGGCTTGACATCGGCCTATTCCACGATAGGAGTGTCATGGTTATCCGGCAGGGGTACAACCTTCTCTACGGGCACGAGTGGCGTAACGTCAAGAACAAGGAACTGACGCAGCAGGTTATCGGGCTTTGTGCGAAATGGGGTGTGCAGAGGCTGGGTATTGACGCGGTGGGCCAGGGCTACCCTATCTACCAGGACTTGAGGGAGGAACTCGGAGAGATGGCTATCCCCCTCAACACGGGACTTGAGGCGAGGAACAGGAAGAAGTACGTGCGCATGAGGGATGAAATGTGGGGCATGGAGAAGGACTTCCTTCCGCAGGCGAGTTTCAACAACGTGGGCTCCCTGGAGGAGTGGACTACCGACATGACGAACATCGAGTTCTTCTACGACTCGAAGGGCCGCTATTCCATAGAGAGCAAGAGGAGTTACATCGGGCGCGGGTTCCCGAGTACCGACTGGGCGGATGCTCTTGGGCATAGCCTGCTTGTGAGGCCGGTAAGACCGGCGAGCGAGGCATACGAGCCCAAGAAACCGCAGGTGGAATTATTAAGGCGCGAAAGGAACGAATACGGATTTTCAAGCGACTGGATGGGAATATGACCGCAGCGGAAGAGAATTTCAACGTAGCCCCGTCGGAGCCGTTCGACTTCGACCCGAATACCATAGCGCCTAGCCTCTCCAAGGTGAAACTTGAGGACTTCACGGACCCCGATTCGTCGTGGCTCATGCAGGACGATTCGTATTTCAAGACCGTGGACAAGCAGACGGGCCTCAACCCCCTCCAGGTGAAGAAGCTCTGCCAGAAGGCGGAGGACGACTTTTCCCGCGCGTCTAGTTACTGGGCGCGTCACTACGAGGACATGCGCAAGGACTGGGAGTTCTACGGCGCACGCGACCAGTGGACCCAGGAGGCTAAACTCCAGAGACAGGGCAGGCCGATTCTCACCGTGCCCATCCTGGGCAAGTTCGTTAAGCGTATCGTAGCCGAGACGAAGAAGAACCCGCCTAGCGTGAAACTGAACCCGCGCGAGGATGCCGATGTCAACAAGGCGGAAGTCGGCATGGGCCTCGTGCGCTACATCGAGGACACGTCGGGCGCGAAGTACGCCTACAGCCATGCGCTTGAGTGTGCGGCGGTTGGCGGTCTCGGATGGATTCGCGGCAATATGGATTTGAAGAGGCACACGCTCCGCATCGAGAAGGTGAAGGACGCGTTCAGGTACTACATGGACCCGGACGCGGAGCGCGAGGACGGAAGCGATGCCACGTTCTTCATTTCGAGGTTCAAGAAAACCAAGAACCGCGATGTGACCTGGTGCTACGAGTACTGGTGGAAGGAATGGCTCGATGACGAGCAGGCCGATGGCGTGTTCTGGGCACTTATCGACGGAACGAACGTAGTTGACTACGGAAGGTTCCCCGGCGAGATTATCCCTATATTCCCGGTCATCGGCGAGGATGTTGTCTACGAGGGCGAGCGTGTAGTCAAGGGTATCGTGCGCGATATGCAGGATAGCCAGCGCATCTACAACTACCTCAAGAGCCAGGAAGTCGAGACCATCGCCCTTACCCCGAAGGCCCCCATCATGGCCGAAGAGGGTACGATTCCGAAGGAATACGAGCCCGACTGGAACAACTGCACGAAGAACCCGACGAAGGTGCTCAAGTACCGCGCGACGAACCTTGACGGCGAACCGACGAAGAACAAGCCGGAGTTCATGGCGATGAAGGCCGACACGCAGTGGATGCGCGAAGCGGCAGTCGGCGCCATCAACGACCTCAAGGAAGTGACCGGCATCTACGATACGGCGCTCGGTAGCGATTCGAAGGAACTTTCGGGCAAGGCCATCATCGCGAAGCAGATTACGGCGGACGCTGGCCAGTTCACCTATACCGAGCACTTGCAGATGACGATCCAGCAGGTAGGCCGCTGGCTCATGGGATGTATCCCTTACGTGTACAAGGAAGAACGTGTCATCCGCATTTTGGGCGAGGATGGTAAACTCAAGAGCGTCAACCTCGACAACCCGATGGGGCCGAACACCCCGGAAGGCGAGCAGGTCCCGATTGATTTGGACTTTACCGAGATGGATATTTCCGTTGGAAGCGGTAACTCCTATGCCACTCGCAGGGAGGCCGGTGTAGACGCCTTCCAGAGCATCATGCAGGCAATACCGAACACGGCCACCGCCATTGCGGACCTTGCCGTCAAGAACATGGATATTCCGTGGGCTAACGAGGCGGCTGAACGTCTACATGCCATGCTTCCGCCCGAAATCAAGGCTGCCGAGAAAGCCCCGAAGGGATTTGTTCCGGCGGCGCAGCTCGAGCAGGCCATGCAGATGTTCGAGCAGACGAAGCAGGCGAACATGGAAATCCAGCAGCAGATGCAGGCCCGTATCGTCGCCCTCGAAGGCGAACTCAAGAACCAGATTCAGGGCCGCATAGCCGCCGAACGCATCAAGGGCGAATACGGCCTTGCCGAGACCCAGGTGAAGGAATTTAACGCGAACCAGCGCGAAGCCATGAAGGTGCAGGCGGATGTCGAGAAGACTGCCGCCAAGGTACAGACCGACCTCATCAAGGAAGTGGGCAAGCGTGCCATCGAGACCGCTAGGGCGAACTCCAAGTTCGTCATGCCAGGTACGACCACGAGGACGGACGTTCCTGGGATTGACACGATGACACCTGCGCAGCAGAGGACCGCTCCGAATCTCGCCTTCAAGAACGCCACGCTGAACGACGACGAACTTTCGCAGACCGACATGCTCATGAACCTAAAGTAGGTTCAAGGAACTATTAAGCACAGAAATTGGGCGACCATACCGCACGGTCGTTAAATCAGTGCGGGATATGACGCAGCGGACCTATGGAACCACGCTCCCAGGCGCGGGGAAATTGCGTAGCGGCGGTAGACATGACCCGGAATCGGTACGGGTGTTCCTCATGAGGGAGCGAACAATTCCGAGATAGGACGCGACCATGGCGAAGACAATGGAAGAAGAGATAGACGGACTGGACCTTACCGGCAATTATAGCGGTGAGGGGGCAGAACAGCCGAAGGAAGAGACGAAACCGGAGGAAACTCCGACCGAAACGCCTAAGGAAGAACCCGCAAAGGAAGATAAGCCTGCGGAGGAAGCCAAGCCAGAAACTCAAGAACCCAAAAAGGTTGAAGAGAAGAAGGAACCGGCGAAGGAGAACGTCAATCCGTTCGGCAACAAGGGTCACACCCCGAAGGGTGTACAGGAACGCATCAACGACCTTACGCGCAGCAACCGCGAACTCAAGGAGCAGAACGCCCGTTTCATGAGGGAACTGGAGGAACTGAAGAAGGGCCTCCCGAAACCGAAGGAAAAGACGAGGGACGATTTTGCGACCGATGAAGAGTGGATTGACTACCGCTCCGAGATGAAGGCGAAGGCCATTATCGAGCGCGAGCGCGTGGCGGAGAAGGAGCGTGCGGAGATGGAATCCGCAGAGGCCAACTTTGCCAGGACGGAGGCCGAGGCACGCAAGTTCATACCCGACTACGACGAGGTGATGTCCCGCGATGTGGACATACCAGTAGATAGGGCAAGTTATTTGTATGCCAAGAACTCCCCTATGGGCGCGATGATACTGTACACGCTGAAGAACGTGGACGCCGTTCGCAACCAGTTCCTCGTGACCCCCGAAAGCGGACGTATCGCTTTCCTCAAGGGCGTAGAGGGACGTCTCCAGGAAATCCGTCGCAACGCGGAAAACAACAAGGGTGCGGAAGCGCAGAACAGCAATCCGCCTGCGCAGGATACGGCAAAGCCGCAGGAGGCCCCGAAGGCCCCGGCGCTGAAGCAGCCGCAGGAAGTACGCCACCCGGTAACTGGGCGCCTGAACCCGGCCACGTGTTCTATGGACGAGTGGATGGAGAACGGCGACTAGAACAAAAAGGAAATAAACAATGTCTACCGTAACTACAACCAATACGCCGGCGTACATCTCCGGCTACGTCGTGAAGGAAGCCACCAAGGCTTTCATGAACACCCGCCTTTTCTCCGGCTTTGTCCGTAACGACTACCGTTCCGACTTTGAGGAACGCGGTGCCAAGAAGGGCGATACCATCTTCGTGCGCCGTCCGGCGCAGTTCCGCGTCCGTACCGGCGCAGGCATGGAAATCCAGGACGTCCACGAAGACAAGGTCCCGGTGACCCTGCCCGAACAGAAGGGCGTGGACTTCCAGTTCTCGGCACGCGAACTCACCATCGACATCGACAAGGGCGGCAACGAGTACTCGAAGCGCTGGATTCGTCCGGCTGGCTCCGCACTCGCATCCGACTTCGACGCAAACGGCCTCGCCACGGCTTCCAAGGTCGCTGGCTCTACCGTCATCATCGGCAGCGGCTATACCGGCGACCAGCTCTACAAGGGCTTCCTCGACGCCAAGGCGCGCCTGAACAAGTTCCTCGCCCCGAAGAACCCGACCGAACGCATGGCCTTCGTCGGTTCCGACGTCGAGAACGACCTCACGCAGAACGTGAAGCAGCTCTACAACAACGCTGCCGCGATTTCCAAGGCCATCAAGGACGGCACCATCCAGGATGTCGCCGGTCTTACCTGGGGTTCTACCGACCTCGCCTACGTCCACACCAACGGTGCTGGCGGCGTCGCCGTCACTCCGGGCACGATTACCCCGGACTACGACAACCTCACGCAGTGGATCGACCTTACCTTCACGAGCGAGGCCAACCAGCAGAAACTCGCCGTCGGTGACACCATCCAGTTCTCGGATTCCTACTTCGTGAACCCGGAAACGAAGGCCGTCTACCCGCAGCTCTTGCAGCGCAAGGTTCTCGGCATCAAGGACCGCAGTTCCACCGGCCTTAAGGCCCTCGTGTACTCCATCCGTCCGGTCATCGCCGAAGGTTCCATCGCTGACGCCGAAGACCGCAAGCAGTTCGCCATGGCAAACTGTTCCGCCGTCCCGAGCGCCGCAGGTACGATTCTCGGTGTTTCGACCAAGCACTACATCTGCTGCCCGGTCCTCCACAAGGACGCCATGGTCCTCACGAACGTGGACCTCGCCCGTCCGAAGAAGGTGGAAATGTGCAACACCGTCAACTACAAGAACGTGGTTATCCGCTTCATCGAGGACTACTCGGTGACGACCGACCAGTTCCCCGACCGTCTCGACATGCTCGGCGTGTTTACCGCCCTGCTGCCGGAATGGATCGTTGACGTGGAAGTGCAGCTCGACTAAGCGTTCTGGGTAACGACTTGATGGCCATCGGAAATCGGCGTACCGAGTTCTTGCAGGGCCTTCCAGTCGATTTCGGAGAGTGTTTTCTCCTTAACTGGGGTACGGGATATTCTTTCCGTACCCTTGTATTTTTCCCACCTTCTGCTTACCGAGCGTATGGTGTGTAGGCGCACGAACTTGACAAGGCATCCCCACGGTCCCCTTTCGGGATTCCATTTCTTGAGGTACTTTACCATTTCTATGTAGAACTCGTTTGAGTAATCTTCCATAGAGATTCCCGGCATATCCATCTTTGGTGCGCCGTTAAAGCAATAAATCGAGATTGAGCATAGCGTGAGAGCGTCGAATTGCTCTTGCGGTGTCATCGGAACCTTGAATAGTTCGATTTTCCGCATAGTGTCCTTGACCTTGATCGGGAGCGTTTTCCCCATTTCCCAGAGTTCGTCCCTTGATAGGGTTTCCCTCTTGTGGGTGGCCATAGACCAGAAGTAGTATGTGGAGCCGTCGTATTTGCGCCATTGGCGGCGACCGTGAATGATTCCCTTCATGGAACCTCCATTTAGTCGCAACGGCTTTCACTACTCAACAAAATATAAACAATTTCTAAACAAAATGCCAACATGGAATTATTAAGGACGTAAAATTTTACGGAAAAAGACCATGGGAAACACGGTAAGAGACCTAATTCGTGACGCATACATCCGCTCCACGGTTCGTGGGCTTGGGGATACCCCCGATGACCTCGAAACGAAGGATGCCCTATCCATGCTCAACGAGATTCTTGACGTTTTCGTGCAGAAAGAGGACTTTAGCACGGGTAACTCGGCGGTAGTGATGGATGTGCCGGTCCGTGGGTTCGTGACCTTCTCCTGCAACCCGCATAGGGTGTTTTCTGCCGTTGCCGACTCTAGCGGCGTTCATTGCACGTGCGGCGATTCCCACGACCTGAACGTAGGCGATTCCGTTGACGTTCGTATTGGCGGTCATGACTACACGGCATCCGTATCGGCGGTAGTGTCGCATGTTGCCTTTGATTTGCCGGTAAATGCGGAACTTTCGGGAGCATATACGGGTTCGTTCAAGTTGACATCCGAACCGGAGAACTACATTATCGACCTTATCACTCCACCGCCTGTAAACATCTACCAGGTGGTAGGTTCCGGTATCGGGCAGATGGCGGAGTGCCAGCAGCAGAATTTCTACTCGGCAGAGCATGTTGGCCGTTGGTGGTGGTACGACAAGGGAAAGACCCCCTATCCGCGACTTTGGGTGTCGGGAGCATCCCGTGTAATGGTGGTTTTCCCTAAACCGACATTCAAGGACGTGACGCTCGACACCGACCTCACGGCGATGGATTCCTCGGCATTGAGCGCCATAAAGTACCGCCTCGCAGCGGAGATTGCGGCAAGTGCCGGTTACCAGGCGGTCGACCCGATCCTGCTTGCAAGGTACAAGAACGCATACGGGACGTTCGTCCGCAGCCGTTCGCAGAGTGCGACGCCTATACCGGACTGGAGCGCACCCGGCTACGTTCATAGTCTGCATTATGACATCTTCACGGACGGTGGCGGCCATGCAACTTTCTAACTTCGACGCCATCGTAGGCCCAGCCTATTCCTACCCTAGCAAGCCGGTTGATTGCCAGGAGTGCATCAACTTCGAGTGTTTGAAGGTAGGTAGCGGTAATTCCCCGTACAAGCACATGCTTGTGGGTACTGCGGGTACGAAGAAGATTAGATTCCGCATCAAGGGATTTACTCAAGTCTATTCCGAACTCCCTACCAATAACCCCGATGCGGAGAGCAAGATTAGAGGAATCCACCAATGCTCCGTTCCTTTTGCCGGTGATACGCTCAATGGTGTCGTGATCGTGGGTGCGGATGCCGTTTGGCAGCTTGAACCTCCCGATGCGGACTTCATCTGCAACGTTACCCGACTAGGGGTGATTAGTGACGGTAATAGCCCCGTATCCATCGTAGATGCTGGTGGAGAGAGTGGCAGCAGCATACCACAAAAGATAGTCATTGCCGATGGCACGACAATGTACTGCGTGGATATGGATACGAGGGCCTTCTCTTCCCTCGGTAATACCGTTCCTCAACGGCCTTCGAAACTCGCTTTCCTTGACGCCCGTGTGTATATGTGCGGCAGAAAATCTGACGACAACAGCCTTTCACAGAGGGTGTACTGGAGTTCTATCAATAAGCCCGATGAATGGGCGGAACTCGATTTCGTGAGTGCGTCCATGATGAGCGACCCAGTGCTTGCAGTAGCGGTGGCGGGAAACTACCTATGGATGATTGGCTCGGAAACTTACGAACTTTGGCAGACTACATCCTCTACGGGTACGCTCTACTCCCCTATCCGCAAGGTCAACGGCGTTGCGTCCGGTGTAGGAACGATTAACGGGGATTCCGTTGCAAGCATTGCGGCGAGCGTGTTCTTTGTTGGCGGTGGGGAAACGGGCCGCCTGCATATCTACGAAGGCTCTTCCAACGGCACGATTTCCGTAATCAGTACGGACGCCATGAGCCAGGAATTTGCGACCTACAAGACGCTCGACGATGCCGTGGGGATGTGCTGGAGCGATGACGGTCAGGTGTACTACTCGGTCACGTTCCCGTCTCAAGACGTCACGTGGGTGTACAACGTGGGCAACAAGTATTGGCACAAGCGTTCTAGCCGCATAGACACGGTGGACCACAGATGGAACATCACGTGTATCGCGCCGGCGTTCAGTATGATTTTCGGGGCGAACGGGACCACCGGAGAACTCTACCACGTAAGCACGCACTACAACGACGATGACGGAGAGGCTATCGTGCGCAGGCGCGTGGCTCCGCATCTGCGTTCCAACGGCAAGAGCATTCGCCACATTAGCCTTGAACTTGACCTCGAATGTGGTAACGCCCTTCCGTATGGGCAGGGCAGCGACCCGCAGATTATGCTCTGTGCGCTTGATGGCGCAGGCAGAATCCGCAGGGAACCGAGGTGGAAGTCTAGCGGTACGCAGGGCCAGTATAGAAGGCGCGTGAAGTGGAACAGGCTAGGTTCTGCCGTAGACAGGTGCTACGAGATTTGCGTTAGCGACCCGGTAAGGTGGAGCATCTACGGTGCTACAATCGAGACCGAGGAAGGTATCGGGGGTAGGTGATGGACAGGAACGTATCGCAGAAACTCACCGAGACCTACGTCCAGACGATGCCACGCGCACCGCAGTTTTTCCGCGATGGAGGGCTGAACCCGGATTGGAACCCGTGGATGAACTCGTTCGACACGTGGATGAACCAGGCGCAGACGCCGGTGGAGATTGCGGATGACCTTTACGCGGTACGCACGGGAAGCGTCGTGACAGTCACGGGTATAGTGAAGGCTGGTGCGAGTATCGAAGGCTTGGCACCGGCGGTGACGTTTACGCACGATGGCGTGGAATTTAATAGTAACGGAACAATTACGGGCGGTAGTGCCGACGTGTCGCTATCCGTCACGTTTATTGCAAGGAGATAGACATGGGAGCCTTGATTGCAGGAGTGGCCGTAAGTACGCTTGTTTCCGCGATTAGCGGTTACATGGGCGCGAAGGCGCAGAAGGAAGCCTACGAGAAGCTGGCGTCCGCTACCGAAGCCGAGAAGGCGGAGTTCCAGAGGGCATACGACGAATCGTTCGGACCAGGTACGTACAACGCGAAGATGCAGGAACTCGGGCAGAGTGCCGGACAGACCTACTACGACATGGTGAACGACAAGGAAGCCTGGGACCGCTACGTTAGCGGCGAGAAGGCTTACGAAGCCCCGCAGGACTTCACGTTCACGGCAAAGGACTTTACCGACGACCCGAGCTACAAGGTTCGCCTCGCAGAAGGATTGGCCGCACTCGACCAGAGCAACGTCGCGAACGGACTGAACCTTTCGGGAGCCGCGCAGAAGGCAACGAACGACTACGCCCAGGAGCAGGCGAGCAAGGAATACGGCAACGCCTACAATCGCGCGTTCCAGCGCTACACCGATGACCGCAATTTCGACTTTAACGCATGGAAGGCGGAGGCCGACCGTTACTACGCAAACCTTCAGGCGCAACTGAACGGACTAGGTAACGTGAGCAACCAGGGTTTGCAGGCAAACCAGATGCAGACGGCAGCAAGGCAGAACCTCGCCGCACAGAACGCGGCAGCTATTCAACAGCAGGAGCAGGCCCAGGGCGCGGCGGATATGGCGGGTACGCAACAGTGGACATCCGTCCTTGACAGCCTCGCGAAGGGCATCAATACGGGCGTCGGTCTTTACGCCTCGAAGGCAGGCGCTACGCCTACCGCAAGCACTCCGGCGGCATCTACTCCAGTCAACACTACTCCCGTGGAATACCAGACGCTGAACCAGGGCCTTAACGAAGGCGGTCAGGGCTTCGCCGAACTCTTCTTGCAGGGATGGAACCCGGCCATACAGACCCCCAACACGGGCAACCTCATAGGAGCGTGATATGGGAACGATGATACCTTACGATTCCATGTTCATGAAGGCGATGGACAAGTCTAGGGCCATTGATTCCAACGTGACGCCACCGTTCCATCCAGGGCTTTACAAGTATGGCGAACAGCCGGAAGGAAATCCTGGTCCGGTCGCCGCGATGAACACGCAGTATCGTGACCTAAATCTCGGCGCAGCACGTAACCCCGATACGCTCGGAGGTGCTGGCGGCGACATGCGCTCCCGCGTACCTTCGCAGGATTTCATGACGCCGTTGCAGACCATGCCGGAACAGGTGCCTGCGGATCATCCTTCTCCCGTCACCGCTACCGAACCCGAACCTCAAGGCAACGGAGGCGACATCGAAGAGCAGAAGGCGCAGGTGGAGGCGGTAGCGAACGGCAACGGCACCATTGAACAGCTTCTCGCCGCGTTGCAGGCCATGGCGTCAATGGAACACGGAGGACAGGGAAATCCCGTGTTCCAGCTAGACGCGCAGTACAAGAACTCGGACGCCATGACGGGCATTCCGGGCACGGTCGCACAATATCCTACTGCGGGTAGCATGACCCGCGAGACGGACTACAATCTAGGAGTGAGATAATGGCGGCATTTGATTTGAACAGTCTTTACTTCCTCAAGAACGCGGCCCCGAAGACTTCGTCCTTCGAGGAACTGAACGCGCCCGTCGAGAAGGGCTTTAACCTCGGTCGCGCTTACAACGAATCGTACAACAAGAACTCGCTCCAGAACCTCATCGCCCAGCGTGAGGCCGAAGGCATCCCCTATGACCGCCTTTCAAACGAGGCGGCGAAGTGGGACTTGGGAGCGGCTAACTCGATGCGTAACGAACGCCGTTCCAGCCTTGAGTACAACTACAAGCAGAGTTTGGCGGAGTTCGAACAGTGGCGTAAGAACATGGCGCGCCGTATCTGCGGGTTGATTTTGCAGAAGGCCGACCAAATCGGAATTGCGCCCGAAGAACTTGACCGCGTCTTGAATATTGCCGCTTCATACGTCGTGACCTATGACGAGGCACTTGCCCAATGGCTTCTCGGACAGGCTGGTACGAGAAGAGCCGCACAAGGTAGGCTGAACAGGCAGAACAATAAGCCTATCAAGGACGACGAAAACAACATCACGAATACGATGGAAGAAAACGCGAAACCTATTGGAGATGCCGAAAGTGACCCGGTAGCTAGAGCGTTTAGAGGAAAACTTGCTGCATGTGCACGTAGGTTGCTGCAATGGAAGCAGGTAAATCCTTACGACCACATGAACAACCCGGACGGGCGACTCATTTATGACCGCATGCTTTCGGCATTGTTGACCGTAAAGAATCCTATGGCACTTACCGATGAAGAGGTTACTGAACTACTGAAGGGCAACTATGAAGATAACCCGCAGGTTAAAAAGTACATGCCCGGTAAAAATGATGTTCCAGCAGGAATGTATGGACTTAAACCGATCCATAAGAAGAGCTGGTCCGGCTCGGGTGCAGATGTCATTGATTCTGTAAATCTTGCAAAATTGAGCAATTTCGCAAATGACTTAAAGGTTGACGACCCCGAGTTCCTTGAAAAACTGAAGGCTGCTAGGAATGTTATTACCGAAGGTGCCGTAATCAAGGATAACGATATGAAGCAACAGTCTATCAATCCTATTCAAGATATACTGAACAAGAAGGAAGCCGAGTATAACAAGCAGGTCGATGAACTCAAGAGCCTCGGTGTCAAGAACCCGGAAGATGCGTTCAGGAAATTCAAGAGCCTGTTTGGGCAGAGGGCAAGTATCGGAACGGTGCTTCAGTTCCGTAACTTCAACTCGTTTGTCAACTCCTACATTTCGAAGGCTCCGATGACCGCCATTTCCAACGGCTTGCTTGTCGGTACTCCGAACTACAAGCCTACGGTCGAAGAGTTCAAGACTGCGAAGAGCATCCACGGCTCTCTCACCGACGACATGAGAAACTACATACGAAGGATGAGCGTTCCTATAGCAAGTGTTGTCGCGGATGCTGAAAGTGAATATCCTGCATTGTGGGCACTTGCGTCTGACGTACAGAAACAGATTAGGGCTATTTGGAGTTCTGTATCTAGCGACCTTTCTGGCGAAGAATACGCGCAGCTCAAGAAACTCTATACCGACCTGTTCCATATCGACAAGAACGCATGGGATATTATCGAAGGCCGCAAGGATTTCCCGATGAATGACGAATACAACCGACAGCTCAAGAAGATGCAGAGTTCTCAAAAGAAGAACAACAATCCTGCGGACTTGAGCGGAGTCGAAGAACCCAACAACGCGCCTGCAAAGTACAAAGAAACAGACTGGGATAATTTCTAGGGGTAGATTATGAGTTATAGAGTAACTAATCCGGACGGAAAAACTAGGACCGGTCTTACAGAACAGGATGTAAGGAACTTCAAGGCGTTGCTGAACAAAAGAGGTATAAACGACCCCAAAGCGGCAGGATATATTCTTGAAGAAGAACCCGTTGATACTCCTGTAAGAGAAGCTACTAACGTAGAACCGAAGCGCACCACCTACCAGCAGCGCAAGGACTATTTCGGCGGTGGTGTGCTGGGTGCGCTTGCAGAGGCGTTCCCCAGCCTTGCAGAGCAGAAAATGCAGGGCAATGACGGCTTTAATCTTGGAACAGTCAAGGCTGGCATTCACGATGTTGCATCGTTTCCCGGAAGGGTTTTGTCTAGTTTCGCCAACAAGTCTAACATTATCGGTGGTGGCGGTGAGTTTAACCTCGGCCAGCGTAGCGGTGAGGAAGGCGGGAACATCGCAGGGAATATTGCCCGTGACCCGATTACCTTATTGACGATTGGCACGGGAGGATTGCTTGCAAATGGTGTGAAATTTGGTGCGAACGCACTTTCGAAACTCGGTACGGCAGGCCGCTACATCGGAGCCGGTCTCGCCGGTGCTGCCGAAGGCGCTGGCATTGATGCGGCATCCGCTGCGCTTAATGACCGGGAATTGACTGGCAAAGACCTCGCCATAGGTGCAGGACTTGGAGCCGGATTCGAGGCCATAGGAACAGGAATACAGCAACTATTGCAGAAGTTCGGGAAGGACTATGTGAAGGCCGTTGCGTCCTCTTTGCGTCTCGGAAATACCGACCGTGTAATGACCGACGAAGAATTTATCGAGTTCCTTGCAGACCCGCGAAATCGAGATGCGCTTGATAAGGCTTTGAAGGCCGGTTCCGACGGACTTAACGCAACACCGTTCGTGGGAGATAGGGGCAAGAAATTACAGCCTGAAGTAAACAAGGCGAAGAAGGAAGCGGAATCCGTATTGCAGGGAGAGGATATTTTTAGGGGATTTGACGATGGAATAGACCCGAACATCCCCATCGGTGAGCAGAACGATATGCGTAAACTCAATGCTTTGGGTGCAAAGCAGGGTGGCGAAACTGAGACGATGAACCTTGCAACGAAATACAAGGAAAAGAAGAACTCCACCTATAAGCCCAATGCTTACAGGTACATGGATAAATTTTTCGGAAAGTACAACAAGATTCAGTCTAAAGTCCTTGAAAAGCCCAGCGTTGAAAGACCTATGTCTCAAGACGAGGCTTTCCTTCTCAACCAGCTCAAGAACGAGATGGAAGGCGATAAGTCTATTATCGCAGGGTACACCCCGGAAAAGGTTATTTCGGGTAACAAGTTCCTTTCCGACCGCATGCCGTTCAATGACGAGTTCTATGAGAATACATTAAAGCCGTTCCTTGACGGAAACAAGAATGTTTCTCATGCGTTCCTTACGGAGCTGCATAAGATTGTCGGCGGAACCAAGGTCGCGAAGGACAAGGCGGCAGAACTTCGCGAAGCTCTTTCGGGCCTTGAGGAAACCGCGTTGAAGCGTGCCTTTACGAAGTCCGACAAGAATATCGAGGTAAAGAAGGGATACGACTACGCCATGAAGAAATTCAAGGACGCGTTGAGCGATTATGCGGAAATGCGCATAGGAAGGCCAGGCGTGAACGCGAAGGGGCAGGACTATATCGTTGGCGAGGAAAACATGAAGGACTATGCCTACACGTACCTCCGTCACGTCCAAGATGCGTTGAAACGAAACGGGGCGTTAAAACCCGATGAAATTGTGTCGCTTTATGGCATGGCAACGAACGTAAACGACAAGACCGTGCAGGACGCAATTATCCAACTTCTGCGTGACTTGAAGGTTTCGGATTCTGCCGTGAAGAAATTTGAGCAGGTAGGCGGTAACTACGCCATGCTCAATAAGGCGCGTACCCGCATGAAGAAGAACGCAAACGAGGATAACCCGTTCAAGGGAACCATGCTTGCTCCTATCGTGCCTCAAGAGGGCTTCAACACGAAAAATGCGCTTGGGTACAAGATTCAGGGCGGCAATATCAACCTCGGCGACTTGTCTACGACAAACAACCCGACAACTCCGGGAATCATTGTCCGTGACCTTTACAACCTCGGAATTACCCCTTTCAGGGCAAATTGGGACAAATAGGCCAATGGAATTATTAAGGGCGTATGAAGAGCGTTTTATTGGGTGGACTAAAGGTATTCCTGGTGAACGATGGGGGCAAGCCCCTTTCGGCACCCGGAGGGCGTGCGGAGTTCTACGTAGCCGGAACATCCACGCCCGAACCCGTGTATGCCGACATGGACCTTACCAATGCCATCGGCCCGGTTGTCTATACCGACGAACTCGGCTACCTTCCTGCCATCTGGCTCAAGACTGACCGCCTCTATAAGGTGCAAATCGAACAGAAACTACCTGGCTCTCCCGATACGTGGGCAATGCTTTGGGAGGTAGACAATGTAGGATTTATCGACCCGAACGAATCGTCCGAACCTGGAGAAGCGCCTATCGCTGTGGGTTCAATCGCAGCTCTGAAGCAGGTGGACCATTCTGAACACGCCGCAGTCCTTGTCAACGGATACTACTTCGCAGGCGACTGGGGCGAGCCTTCCATGTTCGTCTATGACTCGCTTTCTACCGCTTCTGCGGATGACGGCGCTTTCGTAAGGCCGAATGACGTTGCAATTGGCTCAATGGGCCGTTGGGTTCAGATTTTTGCCGGAGACGTGCTTGACGTGCGCAAGTTTGGCGCACTCCCCGACATGACCGACAATGCCGACGTTACGGCTAAGGTCGTGAACGCGGTAAACTACGCACAGCGCAACTCTTCGAGAAGCAGGCCGCTCACAATCGGCTTTGTCGCTCCTGGACGTTACGAATTTGCGGGAGATTTCGACTTTTCTTCATATTCCGACTTTGTGGACCTTTCGGACAATTCGCACCACAAGCTGAACTGGCTTATTGGCGAGGATGTCGTATTCAAGGGCGACAATTCCGATTTCACACTTTCGAGCAATACGTTATGCCAGACGCGAGAGGCGCTCATCGAAGGCACTAACGCCACGCTTTCCGTCGAAGGCGGCGGTTCGATAAAGGTAGACCCTGCGTGGTGGGGCAACAAGGCCTGCAGCGTGTCCGATTGCTACGTAGAGTGTCATTCCGTTACCACGAACAACAAGCGATTTGAACGTTGCTCCGTAAATTCCAACAGGATGTTCGGTGCTGGAATGGGTTACGTTACTCTAGTCGAGATGTATTTCAAGGAAGAGTGGTTCGCGTCCGATTTTGACTGGGGTCATCTTGTACTTAACGACACCACGATAAGTGTCTACGATTGCTTTAGCGCGGATTCCTACATTGACATAAAGAACGTGCAGGGCGATTACAACTATGGTGATCTCGGCGAGCAGACTGTAACAGGAAAAGAACTTGGTAACGGTTGCGTTCTTGACAATGCGATTTTTTCGAACGTTATCATAAAGGGCGATTGCGAGCTGCACAACGTTTCGGGAACCGTTATTGTAAACGTAAATACATATATCGACTTGAACTTTGTGGACTGCTGGCTCACGTTTTTGAATGTTACTGACCTTCTTATAGGAAGTCTTCAGTTTAGGCGCGGTAATTTGATTTTCGATAACGTCATGGAGGTTTCGGGAAACTGCTACCTGAATGACGTTGTGGTTGATGCCCGCCTCAATGCCCTATCTCAACTTACGGCAATTGCGTGTGAGTTCAATAAGAGCATAGAACAATGGGCGATGCTTGAGAGTGGAACTTACACGTTGTCAGGACGTGTGGAACGTTGTCGTTTCAATTTAGGCGGTCATGTACTAAAGACTGCCGATGCAGGAACTGATACTTACGTGAACATCGAGTGGCTTGGCAACAACGGAGTATATGCTACCCCGATCAACGTTACCGACATTCTCGCACACATAAACAACACGGACGAACAACAGTACAATTACGAAAACAATACGGGTACTTTCCCAAAGGACAAGGTAAAGAACATTCCCAATGTTTCGTACTTGGTGACTAGTATGAATACCGGATGGCGAATAAATCCGGTGTTTGCCGATACGTCCATTTTCGCGATTGGAAAAAAGAATGTTGTAATAAACGTTCGTGCCGATGTAGATGCGGGTGTCGGTGGTTTCGGGAACCTGTGCGGATTTGCAAGCAAGATTAAGGAAGTTACGAACGGTGTTTTGACTGCTGCGGATATTTCTCTTGCAGTTCAGTTCCCGGACATTGAAACCGAACTTGGAGTAGTGATGAAAGACCTCGCACAAAGTTCTCCTGGGACGGTAGGAATATACGTAGACGTGGAGATTGCATAATGGGATATTCGTTGATATACACACCTGTACTCCATTTTGACGACATCAACGGCAGGCCGCTTGTCGGTGGCAAGCTGTACACGTACAAGTCCGGAACTAATACGCCGTCGCCTACTTACAGGAACGCCAACGGAACCGAACTGAACGAGAACCCCATCCCGCTGAACGAACGCGGTGAGTGCGTATGTTTTCTTATGGACGGAAGAAAGTACAAGTTCGTGCTGAAGGACGCGCTTGACACTATCGTCTGGGAACAGGATGACGTTTTCATACCTAGTGGCGGAAGCTCGCCAGAGCCTCCATCGGAAGACTTGTGGGGTCATTGGGTATGCGTGAACGGCTGGCAGTATATTACGAACAAAACGCTCGCGAAACCGTTCTACAAGGCCGAAGGTAATCTTGGAGGCCCTCCCGACCCCGAAAAGGTCGAGGACGAATACCCTCATTTGCCGGCAGGGCTCTACCATTTCGACCTCGAACTCGCCTTCAATCCGGGCGGCAATACGGGCTATGCAAGATACGATTTGACTATCGAGACTTCGGAAACAACCTTACGAGCCGAAACATTCACGTTCAATGACGTGGACAATAACTGGGCACATCAGACACAATGGTCTAGCGGGGTTTTCAGTCTTACTGACGAATCGGATGTGAAATTCTATTTGAGGCGAGTTGGTGGCTCTGCACATCGCCAGATGAAAGTGTCGCATTTCTTCGTTCATTCAATTCAATAATTTTTCAAACTACATTATTCAAAACGTAAAGAGGTAAGAAAATGCACCACAATCTTATTATCAAAGATGGCGACACGACCAAAGTCGTCAAGGAAGTTTTGGTCGACGGCGTTCAGTTCGTTGATGAGAAACCCCGCGCAGGCTCCACGAACCCCGTCACGAGCGATGGGGTGAAGGGTGCGATTGGCGACACTAAAGAAAGTTTGCAGGAGCAAATCGACGAAATCGCGGAGAAGGCGGGCTCCGGCTACATCCCGAAGGGCGAGGCCGATGTATCTACCCTCAACGCCCTCACGGGTCAAGAGAACGGCTGGCTCTACACGCTCACCGATGACGGCACATTGACCGACGGCTCCATAGCGGTGGTCGCTGGCGATACGGTGGCGTGGGATGATGCCAACAGCGTATGGTACAAGGCAATGAACTATGCCCCTGCACAGTACGGAACAGACCAAGTAAAGAACCTCCCGACAAGCATCACCTCGTTCCGCACGGGTGACGTGATACCCGTGGACGGACCCAGCGGAACGGCGAAGATGGCGAAAGACGATTTGCTGGCGGTGACGGCGCAGAATGCGATAAACAAAAAACTATATCTTGGGATAGGCTCTACAAGTGGAAGGTATAAGTTTGCCAAGTCTGAATTTCACAAGACAGATTCATACGAGAGGCTTATTAATAACGAGTACCCGACTGTGTACAAGGGTTTTCGCTTTTATTTTGATGGTTCGGCAGATAACTTGACTTGTAATCTATTGGCGTATGATAGAGATTCCGACACGTACTCTAGCATTGTAAGTGCATCGCAGATAATAACGTATGAATTCAATAAGGATATAGACGCACTTGCAATTCTCCTTGAAAAATCCGACTCGTCACCTATTACGATGGATGATTACAGTGAAGACTACATTACATTAAGTAACGGACTTCCTGACCGTATCACAGACACGAAAATTGATGGATTTGACGATGTATTCTTCGGTCTAGTGGAGCATTCCGACCAAGTCTTCGATGCTTCCAAGGCGACCCTACACGGGTATTGGAACGCATCTGGGACTATAACACAAAATGCGGATTTCTCTAGCGCTTACTTTAGAATACAACCAGACACGGATGTATATACTCGTTATGCGTTCACGTATAGTGCGTGGTTTGACAAGGATTTTAATTGGATTTCGTCCAACATAAACAGTGCCGTAGATGCGACTCTACACAGTCCTGTAAACGCATACTATATGTGCATCGGTACTGCATCGTCAATCTTAGACAGGTTGTTCGTTTCGTTTAAGCCAAGCAATAGGTGTACTTGGAATACTGAACCAAAATTTGTTGCGAAGAATATTGAAGGATTTACCGAATACGATTACTACGATTTGCCGTTTGTTCGTAATGGCAAGGTCTGTTGTAATGGGGGTAATAATAACGTCACAGCTTACTATGCCGGTGTAGTTGTTGGCGAATCTTACAACGTGTGCCGAGTAAAATGGGTTTGGGAAACGAGAGCTTCTACGAACTACTATGGTTCCATAGCCTTAATCAATTCGTCCAACAAGTGTGACAGAATATCGGATATTGTTGATTTGTCTCTGCATTTGGTTATCACTAGTACACACTTTGTTCTTGACGTTTTCGGAAAAAGGTTTGGGACTCAGCAGTATCAGCGAGTGCTTGCTATCACTTTTGATACTCCTTTAAATACAAGCGTGGAGCACGATGCGTATATGGTTGTCTCAGGTAATCACGTCATTGTAAATGTTGATGGTACTGATTATACAGGTACTTTCACTCCCGATGCGAATATCACTTCACTTGCCGATGTTGTTGGTAAAAGCGTCGTTTTTGAGCATTACTGCACTGGTGGAGGCAGAGGAGCGTTTAAAATGCCCCAATTTACTTACTTTGAAATCAAGAACGGTAATAAGAAAGTCATAAAAGATAACTTTAGGCGGGAAAGCGGTGTTTTGTCTGTCACTCCACAAGGACATCCGTATATGGTGTACTCCAATGTAAATGATATAGATATTTAGTGTGAACACCATAGACCTCACATCTATCTACACGACCATCGGCTCCGTACTAGGGACGCCTGCCACCTATGCTTTGGATAAACTAAACTTTTATGGATAACTTAAAACGGAGGACTCCCCTATGCCTTACGATAGACAAATACCCGATGCACCGATTGCGCTCTCTATGATGCCCAGGGCGACCACGCTGACTGTAACATTCACACCACAAGAGTGGAGTGTGGGGTAAATGCCTACTGAATCCACACAATGGAGGAAGTTCCTCCAGCCAGTAGTAACCGGACTCGTCGCACTGATGGCGGCGGGTGTCGGCTACTTGCAATATCTCCAGCGTGGCGAGAGCGAGAAACGTGACTCCCGCATATCCGTTCTGGAGGTGCAGTACACGCGATTACGGATATGGGCAAAACGCGGGATGGACAGCCCCGTGTCTGCAAGAACCTCACGCTCGAACTGGTTTAGTCCGTTTCGCATGATTTCGCCCTATCGCATAGTTTAAGTCCCCACTCTACGGTTTTTCTAAACTCATCCAGTGACATCTCCCGCATGATTTTCTCTGCCTCAGCATCGCCACTTGCTCTCATCCGACATATCTCGTAAGCCCTCAGCGCCTTGATCTGCTTCCTGTACATCTCCTCGGCGTACTGGAGCTTATTCGTAGCAAATCCTGCACCCTTCTTGTAGGAGTACACCTCCGCCGCAAGGTCTGCACATTTAGCTCTAGTAACCCACAGCGTCTTCTCTAGCTGTTGGGCTTCCTCCACACGGACGAAGTCGCCCCACTCGGTGTGGAGTACGTTGAACCGGCTATTCTCTTTCTTCAGTTCTGATATACTACTCATGGTTCCTTCTTCAGCGGGCAGTCGCCGTTGATCTGGTGTATGCATCCGAAGGCATAGCAGTTGTCCGAGAACTGCTTCCCCGGCCTATCGCCATACGGGCACTTGAACTTCTTTTCCCTAGTTTCTATCTTCATTGTCGTTTTCCTCACACATGCAGGGACGCTTGTCGATTTTACACAACCACTCCCAAGGTGTCCAGTGTGGCATAAATACACCAATTTTTATAAATCGCTGACAATTAGGGCAGCTTCGACAAACTCTAGGTATGTTTGCATCTATCATTGTCATTCTCCTTGAAGAGCGAATCCGCAAACTCCGACACGAGCCTGCACACGAAGTACTTGAACCCGTCCTTCTCGCGGACAAAGTACTCTACGGGAATCCGGATCTCCGACTGCCTGCCCATGTCGCGGTTCACGTACATAAGGCGGCACATGCAGCAGTTCCTAAATACGTCCGGTTCCCTATAGACGTACAACACCCCGCCCATGAAGCCGTGGTACTCGTAGTGGACATCGGGTTGCTCGACACGCTGGCACTTGCACCCCCCTATCTCGGGCGGCAGATTTAGGTCCCCTCGGAAATCGCCTAGATTCTTCCTACCGGCAGCACGCCATATAGCCATCCCGCCTGCGTCCTTTCCGTTGTCCCGGTCGTAGAGCGTAGTGTCGATGGCATCGGGATATTTGCCGAAGTCGGTCTTGATGACTCTCCCCTCGAGGTAGTCCACATACATCCCCTGCGTGAGGACGATGCCCGCCTCAACGCTGTCCATGCGATGGCTCGGATCGTACTGGAGTTTACCGAGCCCTTGGGGCTTGGCTGCATTGAATAGGGCGGCGAGCGCCTCGGGCTTTGTGAGTCCTTGTAGTTCAATCTTGCTCAAATCAATCCTCCGGTTCGTATGCCTTGCAAAAATGCTCTTTAGGGTCATTCTTCATAAACTGGCTAGGCTCCTCGCTCTCGTACCTGTCGAAGGGACAGCCATCAAAAACGCAACGGGAACAGGAGTCCTGGTGCTTGCAGTATTTATAATCATGTGGCATTGGATGCCTCCTTGTTCTTCCAAGCGGCATATTCGTAGAACACTTGCCGATAGTGGTCCAAATATTCCTTTACTTCCTTCTTGCTCCTGAACTCGAACCCCGAGGGACCCGGACGGACGAAGATGTCCCGCTCGTACAGGCGGTTGCAGGCAAAGGCGACTGCGATATACTCGTCAGGCAGATCCCGGAAGCCGTAGACCTTGCGCCACATCTTCTTGGCGAAGTACTCCTCGCGGTAGAGGTCGAAGAGGAGGTCAAGCAAAAGCTGGATAGTATCATTCATAATGCCATGTCCCATTGGAGAGTCTCTGCAGGCGTCCGCCCGCCCATACTTCAAGAACTCCCGTTTTCTGGTCTTCGCCTATCACCTTCCACTCGGTATAAGTGGTGCATTTGCTACCGCTACATACGACGAGCGCATTGTGCCACATGGCCGGACCGCATACCGAAAAGTACACGGCGAATATCGCTACAATCGCTAACCCGACGCACATCAGAATTGTTGACAATCCAGACGTTTCCTGATTACGGAATTTTCCTCGGTTTATCATGAACTTTGTTTCCCATGAACTGACCGGGTCACCCGATTTCTTCAGCGAACCGCCCGCCCAGATGTCGTCGTTATTCATGCGTAACCTCGTTTGTTAATTGATGTTCTCATCTATTCTTCCTCCAGTTTCCCTAGTTCCTTAAATATGCTGTCAAAACCGCAGGTAACGATATAGTCCGTTTATCTTATGTTCTTCACCTTGTAGACTTACTTGCCCGCAATCCGTGCAGACGCGGTTGAACTCTTCCATGCTGAATCTTTTATTACTCATCTTTCCTCCTTGAACGGGGGCTTTTTGTAGTCCATGAACTGGTCGTAGAGGAGGTGACCGATGGCCACTATCCTGCCGTCCTTGAGCACGGCGCGGAGGGGCTTGCCCGCCAGGTCGCCCCAGTGCTTTACCTCGGCGAGCTGCATAATGCGCAGGATGGCCGTCATGCCCTTATCCCAACCTTCTATGTACGAATCTCTCCCGTCATTCGTAAGCATCTCCGTACCGAAGCAGATTCCGCCGAAAACGACTCCACCGACGGGCAGCTTGAGCGTAATGTACACGGAGGGGCCTTCCTCGGTAGAAATATCTGCGCTCTTGATAATAGCGTTTACGATATCGCACCCCGTCTTGATGTATTCCCGTTCAAGTTCATTCATGCCTGTATCTCCTCAATATATTCCATAACTGCCGCAAGCCCTTCCTCGGGTGTACTGAACGCCTTGCGGAAACTGCCAACGGCCACGTAGTTGAAATCGCCGATGTACGCATAGACGCTGCCCTCGTACTTAATGCGCAACCCGTGAATATTGAACGTATTCCCGCCCTCCCCGCGGACGGACATCGGCGGGAGGCTGACGTTTATTTCGTTATATGAGAAGTGCAGCCCCTCGTAGCAGAACTGCACGATGGCGGAACAGGGCGTACCCTTCTCGTCATAGATGTAGATCTCGTAGGTAGTGTTGTATTTATCAACTTCGTATTTCATAACACCCTAAATATAACCAATATTCCACGAGAAAACACATCCGTAAGAAATAAGTAAGAAAAATTATCCGATGAGTACCGTAGGTGTATTCCAGGGCGTAGTGCCAACCGGTCGGATGGAGAGACCGAGCGTGAACGCCATGTGTATCCAGAACCGGGTAGCAACATCGTCCCAGCACCACAGGTAGAACCGCGAGCCGTGTTTCTTTATGAACTCCTGCACGAGCATGCGCCCGTAGCCCTTCGTCCCCACTGCCGTGTCCACGTCGCCGACGTGCCATACGTGGTGCACGCCTGGGGCGACCGTGTTGCGGATGTAGCGGCACGTGAGCACGCCGTAGAAGCGCCTGCCGTCGTGGATGACAAGCGACTCGAACGGGTAGCGCCTGCTGCCTTTCTGGAATGACTTACGGAAGAGGTTGGACTTGAACGTGCCCTTCAAGGAGCGCACGAGGCGCTTGGCCTCTCCCCAGTCCCGGATCCAAGAATATTGCACGGGCTAGTCTAGTACCATATTGGCGATAAAGTCGTCTATATCAATGTCCTCGCCGAGGCGGTTCAGCAGGTCCTTGTTGCGACGTACAAAGTGCTTTACCTTGTTGATGTCAGCCTGCGAGAGATCCGACTTGTAGCCCTTGATGAGGATATCCGGGTCGTCCCCGATGGACATCGGCAACATGTTCCGTGTGTTCGGATGGTCACCCTTGTTGCTTTGCAACTTAATCCGGTTAGCGTGGTGGGACTTCTTCCACTGGCCGCTATCGTCCACGTAGATATTCA